TTGCCGAATTGCTTGGCGTCGATTGCGTCATAGTATTGATGAATGAAACGCTTACTCACTTCTGGCTTTACAATTTAACAACGAAACAGGGCTGGTATCGGACAAGTCAGCAGGGCTACCGAAATTGGCTGGAGACAAAGAATGGCAGGCAAGTTAGACAAGAAACGGATGCAGCGAATCTGCGACGAATTAGCGAAGGGCAAATCACTGCGCTCAATTTGCGACAGCGATACAACGCAGCCCCATTGGGTGACGGTTCTGCAAGCAGTGCAGCGCAACGACGATCTTTATGAAATGTATTCAAAAGCAAGGGCCATCGGTGCAGAGGTGCTAGCAGACGAGATGCACGACCTTGCAAGGCAACCTTTACCCACAGACATGGAAGCCAAACACATGAACGCCGAAGTCCAACGCAGGCGACTTGAAGTTGATACGTTAAAGTGGACATTTGCAAGGCAGCAGCCGAGAGGCGTGCGAAACAAATCAGCTGACGTCGACCAACCTTCAAGCATCACATTGGTATGGGCTGCTGACGATGCTGGCGAGAACCAGGAGAAAGTCACTGGCGAAGTTGTAAAACTTGTGCAGCCAACGAATGAACAGGAGTGAGTCAGTTGAAAAAGCGTAACCCAGTCGCAAAAATGTTGAGCAGCCCGACGTATAAAAAGCGTGTGGTCAAGAGCAAGAAGACCTATTCAAGAAAAGGCGGCTATGCCAAAGCTCGGTGAATATAGCAGCGCTGCCTCAGAGCGCAGCAAGTATCAACGGAAGTACAACTCAAGGCACAGAGCAGATAACGCAAGCCGCAAACGTGCGCGGCGTATGTTAGAGGCGTCTGGATCAGCTAAGCGCTTCGACGGCAGGGACGTTGATCACAGAGACGGTAACCCTAAAAACAACAGCAGACGTAATTTAAGAATGATGAGTCCGTCGACTAACAGAGGCGGCTATTGATTGAGTGCTTTTTTAATTTCAGTCTTCACAAGATCGAGTGCAATGCGCTCGATTGCTACATCAGGTTTATAACTTAGAACTGAATCGGGGATTGCGCCTACCTTATGCACATGCTCTGTAAAGTTAGCCATGTACAGATCAATGAGTCGGGCAACTTCTTTGCCGACAGGTGTGTCTGTTTCTTTTTTTAGCTCACGATAGATTTCATCTTCGCTGATGTTTGTAAATTCATCTTGGGCTTCAACTACAAGCATGTGTACTCCTATCGTTCATTCGCTGAGTCTGGTGGCATTGCTGTAAGGATAGCTTCGCGGATTTCGGGGACAACGGCTTTGTATGCTGCTTCGAGGTCAGCAACGTCGTGGTACTTCATCTCCCAACCTAACAGATAACTTTTTAAGTTGGTTGTGCAGAACATGTGATCGAGAGTGACATTGCCATATTGTTTGCCATGCTTACGCCAGGATTCAAGTTCATCTTCTGTGTAGCTCATAAAACTTGCGTCCCATAAACCTGCGGCTCGGCCTGCAGCTTTATGTTTCGCATAGTCTTGATCGTTAGCTTGTTCACTCTGGAACATTAAAACACCTTGTCGGTGGAATATGTTGAACCAATCAGAATAACCCAATGACATTTCGGTTAAAATATAGTCGAAATGTTTACTTGCGTGCTTACTTGTAAAGCCGTGAGTCGTATAAGCTTGAAGGATAAAAGAGTTCATATAGTGGTACACGACAGGTGTTTGAATGCGCTCACCAACGTCAGATGTTTTTGCGTCAATGCCTTCAACTTTCATGGCCGCAAGGATTTGGCTGCTGAGTGCGTCAACGATACGGTCAGCTAGATTACGCTGTGCTAGTTTATTGTTCTTTGCTTTCTTGAATAACGCTAGAACCATGCGGCATCTCCTTGTAAGCTGTATCAAGTGTAGCACAGTAGTATCATAAGTAAATGCGGCGATAGTATGTCGATCAGTGTTTAAGCGACGCGGCTGGCATATCATCTCGCGTGAGCTTACTTAGAGAATGAGAATCATTCTCAACTAACCATACCATGACCAAGATTTCTTTTTAAATTGCACACACTTTGCACACAAATCAGCGCAACCCCTTGGGTTTACTGGGGTGAGTAGCTGACTGGAGATCAAGTCGTCAGGAAAAAGTAAGTTCTTTTTCCCAGCGCGACCCCCCCGTACCCCCCAAGAGACGGGCGCCACTTTTAATAACGTATATATAGGGAAAGTATGGAGCCACTTCCACTGACACGCCTCCGTTATGCAGCATGGGCCTTCCCAGCGCCGCCACGAGGCACAGGGCTAACAATCATCGTCGATGGGTTCGACGACCCAGAAGACGCACAAGCCTTTCTGAGGACGCTCTTACCTGTTGACCAGACGGATGCTTTTACGGTGCGCCATTGAAAATACAAATCCCTTATAAACCACGCTCTGGGCAAGCTCAGTTGCACGCTGACCTTGCCAAGCACAGGTGGGCCGTTGTTGTCTGTCACAGACGCTGGGGCAAGACCGTGATGGCAATCAACCATCTGCTGCGCGATGCAATTATGTGCCAGCGCGAGAGGCCGCGCTTCCATTACATATCGCCCACCTACCGACAGGCAAAAATGATTAGTTGGGATTATGTAAAGGAATTTGCAGGCAAAATACCAGGCGTTAAGTTTAACGAAACAGAGCTTCGCTGTGATTTGCCCAACGGCGCAAGAATAACGCTCCTGGGCGGCGATGATCCCTCAAGACTGCGCGGCATCTATTCGGACGGTGTTGTCATGGATGAAGTCGCAGACATGCCTGAGACAGTTTTTCCAGAGGTCATACGGCCTGCACTGGCAGATCGGGGCGGCTACGCAATCTTTATTGGAACGCCGAGAGGCCATAATGCGTTTTTCGATCTTTGGCAGCTGGCCCAGTCTGAAGACGACTGGTATTCCGCAATGTTCAAGGCCAGCGAAACAAATATTTTAGCAGAAGAAGAACTGCTGGCAGCAAAGGGAGCGATGACCAATGAGCAATACGAGCAAGAATTCGAGTGTTCGTTCATCGCGGCCGTTCCTGGTGCGATATTCGGTCGAGAAATCCAGAAGATCGAGGAAAAGGGACAGGTTTGTCATGTACCCTATAATGCTGCATTGCGAGTGGATACACATTTCGACCTCGGAGTCTCGGACGCAACAAGCATCTGGTTCACGCAATCAGCAGGCAAAGGAGCCGTTCATGTTATTGATTTTTTTGAACACAGGGGTGAGGGCTTGCCTTTCTATGCCCGTATTCTTGATGAAAAAGGCTATCTCTATGGTACGCACCACGCGCCGCACGATATCGAGGTGCGTGAAATGGGCAGCGGAAAAAGCAGACGAGAAATTGCGTATGATCTGGGAATCAATTTCAGGGTAATTCCGAAACTTCCTATCGAAGACGGCCTTCATGCCGCCAATCTAATGATACCGCGCTGTTGGTTTGATCGCGAGAATTGCGCGAAAGGACTGGAAGCTTTGCGGTTCTATCACAGGAAATATGACGAGCGGAACAGAACATTCAGAACATCCGTAACCCACGACTGGTCAAGCCATGCCGCCGATGCGTTTCGCTACGCGGCACTAGCCCTGCGTGATGACAACAGAAGCGGCACGCCGCCACAAAATTTTGCACATAGTTCTTACAACCCACTAGAAAGTTATCAGGAAAGAGTCACGTTATGAGCGGTATATTTTCCTCTCCCAAAATACCAGCACCACCCCCAATTCCACCAGCACCACCAGCGCCCCCATTTCGGCCAGCTGAAGCTGTAAGCACTTCAGAATCGGAAGTTACAAAAGAAAAGTTGAAGCGCAGAAAAGGCATTTCCTCGACTATTTTGACAAGCCCCACTGGGCTAACAGTTGATGAAATGAATGTAACCAAACCTTCATTGCTTGGGGGTAAGGTCTAATGGGAACTGCTGGGGGCGGCCCAGGAGGCGCATTTGGTGGGCCATCACTACCAGACGGTGGGGTACACGGTGGTATGAGTCCAGCACAAGGCGGCGGTACACCAGCTGGTGTTGGCGCTCCCAATTATATTACGAGCGGTAAAAAACAAAAACAAACAGCGGTGAGCGCACCAGCAAAAGCAAAAACGGCAGCTTCGACAAAAAAATCTTCTGGAAGTGTAAACCCAAAACCTGTTGTCAGCGCCCAGGGCATTTTAAGTGATGATACAGGGAGCGTTTTAAAAACAGGGGGCCAGCAGATTCTAACGACACCGTTTGGAATTGTTGGCGGCGGCAATGTCACTAAAAAAACTTTACTAGGGGGTTAATTAAAGTATGGCTGACAAAACGGCACATATGCTGATAAGGCGTCTTGACCGCCTACGAAACCAGCGCAAGACCTGGGAAAGCCACTGGCAAGAAATTGCCGACTATATGCGGCCCAGAAAAGCCGATATTACAAAGAAACAGCAAACGCCTGGAAACAAACGCACCGAGCTTATTTTTGATGGCACGGCGATTAATGCCGCCGAACTTTTATCGGCAAGCCTGCACGGTATGCTGACCAACATGAGTACGCCCTGGTTCAGCCTTAAATTTGATGAAGCGGAAATGAACGCTGACGATGAGGCGAAAGAATGGTTGGAGAGTACGGAAGATGTTCTCTACGCCGCCTTCCACCGCTCTAATTTTCAGGAACAGATTCACGAACTGTACGACGACCTGATCCTGTTCGGAACAGGCGTAATGATGATTGAGCCTGACAAAAACGAAACCTTCCGTTTCTCCACACGCCATATTGCCGAATGTTACCTCGCTGAAGACCAGAACGGGCGCGTTGATACAGTGTACCGCGAGTTTCGCATGTTTGCACGGGCAGCTGTCAAACAATTCGGCGCGGAGAATGTTGGCGATACGATTTTAAAGACAGAAGAACGTGATCCATACGAACAGGTGACCATTTTGCATGTTGTCTTGCCGCGAGATGAGCGCGATGCAGGCAAGATTAATAAGATCAATAAACCCTTTGCTTCTTTTTACCTCGAACCTGACCAAAAAATTATTCTGTCAGAAAGTGGTTACGACGAACTGCCTTACCTGATACCGAGATGGCTTAAAAGCAGCTACGAACTGGGCTTTGGAAGAAGCCCTGCAATGAACGCATTAGCCGATACCAAAGTATTATCGAAAATGAGTGAGGTTACGTTACGAGCAGCGCAAAAACAGGTAGATCCACCATTAATGGTTCCAGATGACGGCTTTATGCTACCCATCAGAACTGTGCCTGGGGGCTTGAACTTCTATCGCTCTGGAACACGCGACAGGCTGGAGCCGCTCAACATCGGCGCCAACAATCCTTTGGGCCTGCAAATGGAAGAACAGAGACGTCAGGCCATTCGTGCGGCGTTTTATGTTGACCAGCTGATTATGGCGCAGGGGCCGCAAATGACGGCGACCGAGGTGCTGCAGCGCACGGAAGAAAAAATGCGGCTGCTTGGCCCTGTGCTTGGCAGGCTGCAGGCAGAAATGCTGCAACCCCTGATTAACCGCTGCTGGAATATTATGCTTCGCGCCAAACAATTACCGCCAGCGCCCCCGATGCTGGATGCGGCCAATATAAACATCGAATATGTCTCACCCCTTGCCAAAGCCCAGAAACAGTCGGAAGTGCAGGGCGTTGTGCGAATGATCGA